GCCTCATGATGGTCACAGACGGGATAGCATGGGTAATCCGGGCCTCACCGACCAGTACAGAACCCACGGCCTCAACATGCTACCAGAACATTTTACGAACCCCGTTGCCGTGGGAGAGAAGAAAGGGAACAACTCCATCGAAACAGGAATCATGAAGATGCTGACGATGATGGAGCAGGAGCGTTTCCAGGTTTTTAACACGCTGGGCGATTGGTTAGAGGAATTTCGGATGTATCACCGCAAGGACAACAAGATCGTACCTCTGAAAGACGACCTAATGGCGGCCACCAGGTACGCAGTCCAATCTACCCGTTACGCCATGCCCCTGGGAGACTCCATCTGGACGGACGAACTTAAATACCCTGACCTCGGTATCGTCTAATGGCTTCTGTGTGGGATTGGCTACCTGGTCCATCCGGGTTGTGGGACTATGCCGGTGATTATTGGGATCGGTATAAGAACCAAGCTCGACAGGGTTTGATGGAATTTTCAGAGAATCCGAATCTGAACGCAGCGGCACTGGTTGGGGGTTTGGATCCCAGCGGCCCATTATGGCGTGATGCGGCAACTCAGGTTGGCGAACGAATAGCGCCTGTTCTGAATCAGCAAGCCGAATCGGTTAACGAAGCGCAACGTGCTGTCCTTGCTACAGCCGGAATAGAATCTCCAGGGGGTTTTCTATCTGAGGAAATGACTGGCGAACAGCTTGCGGGTCCGCTGTTGATGGCAGGAAGTGTAGTTAGAGGTAGGCCCGGCGATCTCTTTAAAAGAATGAAAGCACCGGATCCCGAAGGTGCGCTCAGAAGAAAGCTCGGTCGAAAAGAAGAAGTAGGCGCTCCTCAAGAGCGGGTAGTTCTCGAAGCTGATGGTGAAAAAATGGTGGTTGGTGACATCACGTTTGATGATTGGAAGGAACGTGTTGGCACAATGGTCCCAACCGATATCGAGGATTACAGGAAATGGTATCGTGAAGGGTTGTCACATTTTAATCGTATCTTCGGCAGGGGTAACGGTGAAAAATACATGCTCGGTTGGTTGCTGGGGAACCAGAACGAAAGTCCCGCTGGTGCATTGCGTAATCTTTTAAGAGCTGAAGAAAAAACACTTGGGATCCATCAACCCATGACTGCCGGTCTGGGTGAAGAAAAGATTCTGCAAGCCCTGGGTGGTGGCGACATCGAGTCTGGAGCTGGTCCGAAGCTGATGGACTTTGTTGATTCAGCCTACGAGCGAGAGCTTCGCACTTTCATGGGTGACCGTCCTGAAGGTGGTGGTCCCGCAGTCATGGATGTGCATTCGACACGCGATATGGGTTTTGTCGATGAAACATTCAAAAAATGGTTGACTCAAAAATTTGGCAGTCAAGCTGATGTTTTAGGGATCGATGTGAAATCGGGTGTTTCTGACACGCAGTACGAACGCGGTTCAGAAAAAATGAATCGGTTCGCAGACGAAGCCAATCGAGAAGGCTTTATGGGTGGCAACTGGACCCCCAGCGAGATTCAAGCTGTCGGCTGGAAGTACATGGGTGACAAGGTTGGTGGTGGTGTCCAGACGATACCGGAAGCAGTTCAGAGCAACATACGACGTATTTCATCAGAACTAGCCTTTGGTCTTGGTTCGCCCTTGGATCAAGAGTTCGGTGAAACATTCCGAAATATGCCGTACAAAGATCAACAGTGGTTAACTGATCATGTCTACCGCACAGTGTTGCCAGATATTATGAACGTGGTTGGTGTTCGTGGAACAGCCAATATTGCTGGTGGTCAATACGGTGGTGCGACGCCGCCAAGTATTCAACTTGATGCGTTGGCATCTCCAGAACGAGCTGCCGATCTAGCAGACATGATCGGGTTTAACTTTCAGCAAGACATGGTAATTAGATCGCGTCCATTAGGTGGTGGTGACACAGTTTCTTTGGATGTAGTTTTGAGTGGCAACCCATCATTTGAAAAGGCAATGTCTTTTGCATCTATGGCTGCTGATCAGTTGGATAAAGGTGTTTGGAGTAGTCGTTTAATGGGGCCACCCAGGAAGGGTGATCGTTTAATTTCAGAAAAAACAGCTCCAGGTTTCTACTACACACCGGATAACAAGACGATTACATTTTTCTTGAATCGGCAACCTCGGATTACATCAACTGGAAAAGTATCTAAGGTCACAGAATCTCCAGAATCACTATCCAATCGTATCGATTTACTGGTTCAAGACGTGTTAAACTTAGCTGGTGATAAGTTAGATCTTGATAGTAGCTACAAGTTATTTAATTCAGAGGCAATTTGGCATGGCGAATTCAATCATTGGAACCAAGGCGGGAAAGGCGAGCCGTACCAGCGGGGGCTGGGCGAAAGAGGACGATCCGATTTACTCGAAAGGCTGGGCGATAGCGCCCGTAGTATCCGCGAGACAACAGGCCAAGGAATCCAAATCCTCCAATCAGGACAAGCGAAAAGATTAAGGCGACGACCAATTAGAGGACCGTCGCTCCTCACGCCGTACCAAGAAACCGCCCAACCGGGCGGTTTTTTAATGCCTAGACGATAAGGAATTATGGCAAAACTAACAGACGAAGAACTGCTGGCTAGAGTCGAAGACGAACTCAGCTCCGCACAGGGCAACAACGATGAACTGTCGGAAGTACGGCGTGACTCATTGCTCAGATACTATGCGGAACCCTACGGCAACGAAATAGATTCACGGTCCCAGGTGGTCGATACCACCGTGATGGACACCATCGAATGGATCAAGCCTTCACTTATGCGGATCTTCGCCTCATCGGACGAGATCGTCAGATTCACCCCCGAAGGTCCAGAAGACGTAGCAGGCGCACAGCAGTCAACCGATTACGTCAACTACATCCTCACCCGTGACAACAACTGGTTCAACATCTTCCTCACCTGGGCATCTGATGCGCTGATTCAGAAGATGGGCATCGTGAAATGCTGGTGGGATGATGCCGATCGCTGGGATCGTGAGGAATACCACGACCTGACGGATGTTGAACTCGAAGCGCTTATATCAAGTGATGATGTTGAAGTCCTCGAACACACAGAGAAACGTGATGAGGAAGAAACAGAAGAAGAAATGTCGCTTGCGGAAGTTCTGCACGATGTCACTATCACCCGTCACGCCAGGAAGGGCCGGGTCAAGATCGACAACGTGCCGCCTGAAGAATTCCTGATCTCGACCGAAGCCAAGAACGTAGCCGACGCACGGTTTGTCTGCCATCGTCGCAAGATGACGCTGAGTGAATTGCGTGAAATGGGCTACGACGTCAACGAAGAAGAAGTCGGCAGTGAGGATCAATTAGGATTCAGTGAGGAACGTGATGCACGTTACTCGTTCGATTCATCGGCCTACTCTCGCTGGGATAATGAAGATGTCGGTCCGAACCGCGAAGTATGGGTGAATGAGGCATACCTGAAGGTCGATTACGACGGTGACGGTATTAACGAACTGCGCCGCGTCTTCTACGCCGGTCGTCAGATCTTCGACAACGAACCGGCTGACACCATTCCGTTTGCAACGCTGACGCCAACGCCGTTGCCACACCAGATCGTGGGCATGTCGATCACCGACCAGGTGGAAGATTTACAGCTCATTAAAACCACTCTACTGCGGAGTCTCCTCGACAACATGTATCTCCAGAACTCCGGTCGTGTAGTGGTGCAGGAAGGCATGGTGAATTTGGATGACCTTCTTACAAGTCGTCCTGGTGGAATCGTACGAGCCAAGGCACAGGGCGCAGTACAACCGTTACCAACTCCGCAGTTACAGCCCTACGTCTTCCAGATGATGCAGTACCTCGATCAGATCCGAGAAGAACGCTCCGGTATCTCCCGTATGAGCCAGGGACTGGACGACAGCGCCCTTACATCCCACACCACCGCTACCGCAGTCAACCAGGTGATGACAGCCGCACAGCAGCGTGTGGAGCTTATAGCTAGAGTCTTTGCCGAAACAGGTGTTAAACGTCTTGCCGAACTCGTCTACGAACTGGTATCCAAACACCAGGACAAAGAGCGTGTGATCATGCTCAGACAAGAGT